CAGGTAACAGATCTCTTACTCCAAGGGGATTGGCTACAATTGTTTGTTTAGCAGCAAATGTTTATATAATCGCTGGAGCTGGTGTCACGTAATGGCAATACTTACTCAATCACTTTTATCATCATTTGGTGCAACAAGACATTTTGATTACACAAATACGACTAGTGGTGCTCCGTCAGGTTCTGGAGGATGGGCAGGTGGTTCTGTTCTCGCAGCAGGAGGAACTTATGCTGAGTTACGTGTGAAACTGTTTCCTAGACAATATCAATTTAGATTATATTATGGTGGTGGATTGATTTTTGATACTGGTCTATCCGCCTCAGTAAATCCAAAAGGACAACCAAAAAATTGGCCACCACCTTTAAGAGGTGGACAAGATCCACAGGGTAATAATCCCCCTAATGATGAAGGTGATAATAATGGTTATGGAGATCATGATGTTTATTCTGAGACTGATGATGATGAAGACTCTTCAATTGATCCACAATGGTATAAAGTTCCTGTTTATAGTGGTTCTGGAGGATATAGTGGTGGATACACAGGAGGAAATAATGTTAAAGAATTTTCATATCTAGGTCCTGATTTGTATTGGGGTAATAATCTCTCATATATTGGAAGTTCAAGTTCATATAATTCATATGTACATGAGGGTGCACATTTCTTAATTGGAGATTATCAGTTTAGGAGAGTTACAAATTCAATAAGTAGCAGTAGTAAAAGGTGGTCACTTAATGGTGATGTTTATTTTAGTTCTGGTGATGGAAGATGGTATTGGGATGTCATTAAATTAAGTTGCCCACCCTCAATTTATCGAAACACTTTGGCTTATGAAGACTCCTACTCCTCTACTGCTGATTTTAATGATGGTGTCTTTGTTCTTAAAGAAGGTGATGGTTTTTTCACGGGAGGATTCTTAAAGAATACAACCCAACCAGTCTCTAAATCCTATACTTATGGTGGTACAACTGCTAGTTGGGGGCATTTTTCTGGAAATAGTTTTGTTGCAAATACCGATGGCACGTATAAATTTAACATCCTCAAAAGAGCAAGTCGTGTAGCAAAATTACTATTACATAAAGGATCAGGCACTAATGATTATGCATTAATTGACAGTGGTACCAGTAACAGTATTACAAATGATGTTACATTTACATTAAATGCAGGTACATATGAAGTTGCATTAACAGATTCGCTTGGTAGTAATGTTAATATTGGTGGATATGTTATAATATCTTCCTTAGACCCTTTAAAATTTCCAAGTAACTTACTTACAACATAATAAATAAAAATAATTAATTAAAATCATGACAGCACCATTCGATTTTCCTCCTAGTCCATCAAATGGCCAAACATATACCGCAAACGGTATATCATTCACTTGGAATGGATCCGTTTGGAAGAGAGTTGGTAGTGGTAATATCGGTGGTGTGCCGTCAGGTGGGATCATTATTTGGTCTGGTGCATCAAATTTAATTGGATCATCCTCCTCTGGTGGAACAGGTCCTGGTTGGTATCTCTGTGATGGGTCAAATGGAACACCTGATTTAAGAGAAAGATTTATTGTTGGTGCTGGTGGAGATAATAGCGCAGTATCTGGTACAAGTGGTTATAGTGTAAATGCAACTGGCGGTGAAAATTCTGTGACTCTTACAACAAACCAGTTACCATCACACACTCACAATTTACATATCGGAACTAACCAAGATGATGATGGGGATAATCGTCTTAGTAGAGGTACGCATCAAAACGATATAACTTCTAGCTCAACTGAATATATATTCCCTACAGGTGGAGGACAATCACACGAAAACAGACCACCATATTATGCACTTTGCTACATTATGAAATCGTAAATAAAAAAATAATTAATTAATAACATGGATGTATTAGATTTTCCAGATAGTCCTAGTGCAGGTAATGTAAATTATACTTAATCATGTAAAACTGTAAAATTTATCTCATAAATAGAACATAGAATCATAGTAGAATTGTTGTGCCATGCCTTTGAATAAGTTAGATAATTTTCTTAAGAACGTAGAGGGTCGTATATTATACGTAAGTCCAAGTGATTTGGATGCAAGTGATGCAATGTCGAATCAGGGTAATTCGCAGACCACTCCTTTTAAAACAATACAGAGAGCACTTATTGAAGCAGCAAGATTTTCATATGTGCCTGGTAATAATAATGATATAACAGAAAAAACCACAATTTTATTAATGCCTGGTGATCATATCATAGATAACCGACCAGGATATAAAGTTAAAAATAATAGTGGGTCAGTAGAAGTAAAGGATTCTATTGATACTACCATACCAAATGGTGTCAATGAACTCTCCTTAAATTTAGAATCTAATTTTGATTTAACACAAGAAGATAATATTCTTAGAAAATTCAATAGTATTCATGGAGGTGTCATTGTACCTCGTGGAACTTCAATTGTAGGACTAGATTTAAGAAAGACCAAAATAAGACCAAAATATGTACCAAACCCTACAGATGATTCTGTTCCAAATTCTGCAATATTTAGAATCACTGGAGCTTGTTATTTCTGGCAATTTTCATTATTTGATGGTAAACTTACAGATAAAGTATATGTCGATAATGCAAACTTTGACCCTGCAAATTTAGTTAAACCATCTTTTTCTCACCATAAATTAACTTGCTTTGAATATGCAGATGGTGTTAGTAAAGACAGAACAACAAATCTGACTGATTTGAATATGTATTACTATAAGTTATCAATAGCTTATGGCACTGCAACTGAAGATCGAAATATATCTGAAAAATTTCCTGCCAGCACAGAGGGATTTGTTTCTAAAAGACCAGAATTTGAAATTGTTGGAGCATTTGCTGATGATCCACTAATATTAGCAAGTATTCAATCAGGTGATGGTGCCACTGCATCTTCAATTATTACAGTTACAACCCAATCAGATCATGGTTTAGATGTCGGCACACCAATTCGTATCAAGGGTGTGGGTGAATCTGATTATAATATATCAACCACTGTAACAAGTATTGATCCGATTAATCCAAAGGTATTTACTTATGTCCTTTCAACATTTAGAGCAGATATTATTGTAAAACCAGATGTAAGTAATGCAAAAATAATAGTTGAAACTGATACTGTAAATGGTGCTTCACCATATATCTTTAATATATCATTGAGATCTGTATTCGGTATGAATGGTATGCATGCTGATGGAAGCAAGGCAACTGGTTTCCGTTCAATGGTTGTCGCACAGTTTACTGGTGTTTCTCTTCAAAAAGATGATCGAGCTTTTGTAAAATATGACAAAACCAATAGAAGATATAAGGGTTTATCCGCAAGTTTTGTGTCTGGAGAAGAACTTGCAAATAAATCTTCTGCTCAAAACTCTGATGAAATATATCATTTAGATTCAGATGCGATTTACAGGAGTGGTTGGGAAACAAGACATGTAAAGATAAGCAATAATTCAATTTTACAAATCGTATCAGTGTTTGCGATTGGGTACGGAGTGCATTTTGAGGCACAGTCTGGTGCAGATGCATCTATCACTAACTCCAACTCAAACTTTGGACAGTTAGCTCTTGTGTCTGATGGATTTAGAAAAAATGCATTTCAAAAAGATGATAGAGCATTTATCACACATATTATACCACCAAGAGCTATTACAACTGAAGAGGAAAATATTGATTGGTTATCAATCGATCAGAGTAAAAATGGTGACAGTACGAAATTATATTTGTTTGGATTTGAATCTGAAGATATTAAACCCCCATCACTTACACAAGGATTTAGAATTGGTGCGAAAAGGAGATAAATTATTTGTAGATATTTCTGGTGAAAAAGAAGCATCTATTAGAATGGATGATGGCACTGCTACTCCATCTGTAAGTAGTATTAAACAAATTACAATTAGCACACAAGCAAATGGTTTGTTTACATCACCTTCAAATCATCTTTTATTAACGGGAGAAAAAGTTATTGTTATAAGTGATGATGGAGATCTACCAGAAAACATAGAAGAAAAAACTGTTTATTTTGCAATAGTTACAGATGGTACAAAATTTAAGTTAGCTTCTTCCAAAACTAACGCAGACAATGGTGAATTTATAACGGCTTATGGAGGAACTAATTTAAAAGTATTAAGTCGAGTCACTGACAAAGAAAGTGGGGATGTTGGACACCCAGTTCAGTATGATGGAGTGCAGTGGTACATTAATGTTAGTTCGACTGGTAATACGATCACAGGAGCACTTTCAGGGTCAACAGGTCGAACAGAGCCAAGTTTCGTAAAAAGAATTTCTGATACAAGAAGTTTAGATGAAAAAATTTATCGACTACGACTTGCAATTCCAAAAGAAATAGACAATTCAAAGAATCCTGAAAATGGATTTGTATTACAAGAATCTGCAAATACTGGTGTTACAGTATTGGATGATTTTATTCGCACAGAAGATCTCACAACAGATGATTTTCTTTTTGAGAGAAATCCAAGATTTATTAGTAGTTGTACTTTTCAAAATTCTACAAAAATAGTCACAATTACATCGGAAAAACCTCATAATTTAACTGTTGGAGATTTAATTACTGTAAAGAATATTAAAGACTCTACAAATACATCAGGTTTAATCGATGAGGGTTACAATGGTGAAGTAACAGTGACTAGTGTTCCAAGTAGTATGAAATTTACATACTCAACAAAATCAAAGTCTCATCCAAATGGAAAGACTATTGGAGATTTTGGAACTAACGATTTTAATACAAGAGTTATTAATTATCCTAGATTTGAAAGAACAGATTTAAAATCAAACATTTATGTATTCCGAAATAATATTATTTCTGAGTATATCAATGATATACAAGATGGTGTTTATCAAATATTCCCACTTAATTCAAGTAATTTCATACCGACTGAATATACTGGACTTAATTACAGTCAAAATGTTGTAGATTTATACCCACAGTTGGATCGAGATAATATTGATGAAAATCCACAGGCAGCAAAATCTTTTGCAGTTAGATCACCTCTTGGACAAGTAGTTACAAATGATCCACTTAAAAGTATCACAAGAGAAACAAATGATAAGTTAATTACGAAGATTGGATTTGGACCTGAAATATTTTCATTTACAGATAGCACAACTACAGGTATCGTATCATTTACCACAGAGCATAACATTGGTGGAATTGTTAAAGGAACTCTTAACAATGGGTCAGGATCTGGTTTCACAAATGGAACATATTTAAATGTTAAAGTTTTCAATGACACCACCCAAAATAATGATTCATGGAATGGAACTTTATCTAAAGTTATTGTTGGTGGTGGTAATGTTACATCATTTGAAATTACAAATGCAGGATCTGGATGGCAGGTAGGTCAAAAAGGTTATTTTGATACTTCTGTAGTTGGTGTAAGCACTAGTGCTTATATAAATGATCTGACAGCTGATGATATTGGTGTAGCAGCAGATTTAGTTCTTCAGGCAACAGGTATTGGAACTACATCTGATAGTTATTTTAGAATTACAGCAGCACCTAGTAAGAGAGAGGTTACAATAGCCAAGACATCTGGTGATGTAAATCCAATCGCAGGTCAGTATGGATTTGTGGTGAGTCCATCGGCAAAAATTAGTTCAGGGTCTGGGGCGCATCAATTTTTCTCTGCAACAGGAATTACATCAGTAACCACAGTTGAACCACATGGACTTGTGGCAGGAAACAGATTCCAATTAAACGATGCAAATAACAATAATCAAGGAACATTTATTGTTAAAAGCAAAATTAGTCCAATAAAATTTGAATTTAAATCAATAACTGATATAGTTCAGAGTAATGGATATATCTTAAAACATGGATTGTCTGCAAATGATGGAGAATCTGCTAAGGGAAATGAAAACCTATCAATACGAGGTGTTGAACTCTTTGACAATGAAAATTCCAAATTAGAAACCGCAATGGACAGGGTGGGAACTGTGGTTACATTTAGCACATCTACTTCTAATGTGATAAGCAGATTCCCATTTGGATCATATATTGTTATCGATGAAGAAATAATGAGAGTTTCTTCAAAGACAGTGGGTGGAGGAGCAAGTAATAATGTTTTAACTGTTCTTCGTGGTGTATTTGGAACCTTAATTTCATCTCATGCTGTCGGATCATTAATTAAAAAAATTAAACCATTCCCAATTCAATTTAACAGACCATCAATTTTAAGAGCGTCAGGACACACATTTGAATATCTTGGTTATGGTCCAGGTAACTACTCAACCGCATTACCACAGGTTCAAGTCAAAACAATTTCTGAGAAAGAAGAATTTTTATCACAGTCACAAGAAAGATCGAGTGGTGCTGTTGTTTATACTGGTATGAACAATAAGGGTGACTTCTACATAGGAAATCAGAAAAAGTCTGCACTAACTGGTGAAGAAATATCATTCGATACACCAATACCATCTGTGGCTGGTGAGGATCCTGGTAGATTAAGTGTTGTATTTGATGAGACAACAATCAAAGAAAGACTTATAGTTGAGGGTGGTAAATCTAAAACATCATTGTCTGAGTTTGATGGTCCTGTTAACTTTAATAATGAGGTGCAGATAAAAGGAGTTGATAGTTCACTTAAAATTAAATCAACACTAGAATCAACAAGTTCAGCAACTGGTTCTTTAGTGATTTCTGGTGGTGTTGGAATTGCAAAAACTGTCAATCTTCCTGATAATGCTGCGATTAATTTTGGTAATAATCAAGACTTAAAGATATTCCATGATTCTGACAATAGTTTTGTCGAAGATACTGGAACAGGAGCACTTAAATTAAAAGGAAGTTCTATTGAGTTAATTCACGGATCAAGTGGTATACTTACAACCACAAGCACTGGAGCTATGTTTAGTGGAATTCTAACTGCTACATCATTCAGGGGAGATGGATCACAATTAGATGGAATTAACAGTTCACAATTATTAGACAGTGGTAGCACAGTTAGAGCACAAGCCACCACTGATGGAATTACTGTAACAGATAATGTTATTGCTAATGGAGGAACATTTGGTAATGTGGAAGTTGGTCTTTCAGATGATCAAACAATCAATACCTCATCTGGAAATTTAGTAATAAATTGTGCTGGTTCAAAAGTTGAAATTAGTAAACCTCTTGAAGTTACTGGAACCATCACTTCTAGTTCTGATATCATCGCATTTAGTTCATCTGATATAACACTTAAAAAAGATATATCACCCATACAAAATGCACTTGACATGGTTAACAATATTAGTGGTAATACGTTTACTTGGAATACGAAACTGACAGATTTAGTGCCACATGAAAATGGCACAAAAGACACTGGTATCCTTGCTCAAGAAATTGAGGCACTTGGACTACCTGGTGTTACAATCACAAGAGGTGATGGTGTGAAAGCAGTTCGTTATGATCGACTAATACCAGTATTAATTGAAGCAATCAAAGAACTTACTAAAAAAGTTGACTCTCTTGAAAATAAATAAATAACTAAAAAGAATAATGGGAAATTATACCAAGTCATTTAATTTTAGAAACGGTGTTCAGGTAGATGATAGTAATTTTATTGTAAATTCTGTTGGTCTGGTTGGAATTGGAACTTCAATACCAGAAAAACACTTAGATGTAAGAGGTAATGCAAAGATAGTTGGTGATGCAAGAATTACAGGATTTACAAGTGTAACTAATATAGAAGTTGTAGGTGTGATGACAGTTGGTGCTGGAATTACACTAGACCCTGCCAGTGGAATTATAACTGCCACTAAATTTGTAGGTGATGCTTCTGGTCTGACAAATATAGTTGCGATTGCGACTGGTGGATTTATTGCCAATGTTGGTTCATTAACAACCACGGCGAAAATTGGTATTGGAAGTTTATCACCAACAAGTTTGCTAGATGTTTTGGGTGATTCAAAATTCGTTGGAGTCACGACATTTACTGGAATTACAACAAGTTCGGATACATTATTTGCGAATAATTTATCAGTGAAAAAATTATCAGTTGAGGGTATTTCTACATTTATTGGATTGGTTACTGCAAAAGGTGGAGCATATATTGATAATTTACAAATTGGCGTGACTGATGATAATGAAATTGATACTTCATCTGGTAATTTAACTCTTGACTCTGCAACAGGTCAGACCACAATTGATGATAATTTAAATGTAACAGGTATCGTAAGTGCTGCAGATTATAAGGGTCTTGCTAATGGATCTGCTGATTTTCCAAGTGGATTAACCGCAACTACTGGAACTTTTTCTACCAAATTAAACACAGGAGTTGGTGCAACAGTCGGATTTGGAACAACAGTTTACTTTAAAAATAATGCAAATGCAATTTTTGGTGATGATGAAGATTTAAAAATATATCATTCAGGAGAACATAGTTTTATTCAAGAGACAGGAACTGGTAATTTATTCATTGATAGTTCATTTTTGACCCTAAGAAATAGTGATGGTAATAAAACTGTTGCAACGTTTTCTCATGGAACTGGTGTTGCTGGTGGAGTTCAACTTTATTATGATGATGTAAAACGTGTTGAAATGATCAGCACAGGAGCATCGGTTTATAATGAATTAAGAGTTGCAAGTCTAAGTGGTGGCACATCTGGTTTATCATCACACTTTGGTTCACTTCGATATGGTAATGAGGATGATACTACGTCTCCATATAGCACTAGAAAGTCACTTGATTTAATTAATACTGATAGTGGAAATATTAACTTCTATCTTAATACAATCGGTTCATCAGACACAGGTGATTTTTTCTGGCATAAAGGATTTAATAATT